ACTCGGAGCACTAAATCCTAAATCAGATGCATTATCGGAATTAGAAATTTTGTCTAAAAAATTATTTGATGCTGTTGACATTATGAATGATATTTAAGACTATTATAACACTATTTAACATGATTACGCAAGATAATCTGGAGTTCCTGGTATATCCAAACCTGTTTGATTATCAAGAGTATCAGTACCAAGACGTATCGTTCCAGACGAATCTTTCTTGACCACTCCAGTAATACTTTCTTCTAAAGTATCATAAATCTGAACTGGATCTCCAGGTGTTTCATAGTATCCTGCATATTTAATACCATCCTCATAATAAACCGAACCATAATATGGTCTACCTTTATAGTAGCCGGTCTTTTTAACACCAACAAGGTCCGTAACGGTAATTAGCTTAGATGGGTCATCCGTAATTGGGTCACGAATAACATCAATAACCGGTATGAACCGAGCATTGACACCAGTCTCACTATTGATCATAATTGTAGGTCTCTTTGTGACTGGGCCTCCTGGATCAATTACATTGACCTTACGAATTTTTCCAAAAGGATCACACTCATATTCCAATTTTGCACCATTGTCTGGGGTGATTACGATCGGATCTCCTGCGCAATCATAATTAATACCAGGATCACCTACGATTACTTCTTTAAGCTTAGCAAGGACCGGATAGTTAGGTTCGCCAGGATCTCCTCCCCCAGGATCATTATCATCACCATCATCACCACCACCAGTGTCATCACCAGTGTCACTACCTTCACCACCACCATCACCATCATCGTCATCACCTGGCTCTGGTCCCTCAGGTTCGCCTGGTTCTGGTTCCTCAAAGGGGGGTGGATCCCCACCACCATTAATGTTTCCACCCTCTTCTAATAGGATGATGTCTGTTAAACCACCATCACCTGGTTCTTTTACTATACATGGTGGAGGAACTAAAACGGCGGAAATTCCTATTGGGTTATCAACCCAGGTCTCATCCTTTCCAGTGTCGATTTCGACTGGGGTTGTTATTTTTGCTGCAACAAAAGTTGGGTTAACTTTATATTTTGTGTAGCGAACTTTATCTGTTCCCATACGTCGATTTTGAAGTTCAATCTCAATTATCCTTTTGCCAGGAGATTTAACCTCAATAAAATCCTCAACAACACCATCATCTTTTGTAGCTTTACATATTTTCTCGCCATCAATAAACAGTTTGGCCTCATCATCTCCTTCTAATTGAATTCTATAAATTCCAGCTTCAGGGAAATCGACATCTTCCCATCTCAATTTCCAAGTCTTACCCATAATATGTTTTGAATGGTAAAACACTGGGGTCATCCGAAGGCCGATATCACCCTTTTTGGCTAAGCGACTATATGCAGTAACTTCGATATCCTGACCATCATACTCTGACATAAATCTAGCATCTCCAACACTTTTTATATAATCAGATTGGTCATCAAGTTCAAATCTATATGTCAAATCATACGTACCTCTTCCACGTACTCCTTCCCCATACTTCTTAACAAACTTATCAGAATCTTTGGACAATCTTCTTTGATTTGATGGCGTAAATAATCCATCTGCAGCTTTGACCCTAATATCATCATCATCATTAGCGGATTTATAATAATCTGCAAATATTTCATTACTAATATCCTCTACCTTACCCTCACGATTTTTAACTATAGTCCCCTGCTCCAATATGCCACTATTTTTTTCGTTCTTAGCAAGTCCAATGGCATCAACTTTTAGAGTTTTTTCTTTATCTCCCTTTTTCCCCCTCTGCTTAAATACAAGATCACCAACAGTAAGTTGCCCAACTGCTTGACCATTTTTATATACATCATCACTCCACTTCAATTCCAAATCTACTGTTCCGTTACCTCTTCCATGCACAATCAATTCGCGCCCACTTGGACTAAACTCTGCTTTTATTCCAGGCGATGTTGATTTAATTAAAAATTCTGCATCAGTATCATCTTGACTGACCGAATCTGTATATTTAATCCTCTTTTTAGAAACATCCTTAATTGCAGATGTAGGACTGCCCATAGTTTGTATAGTAAATCTTCTGAACTTTTGTAAGGGTGTTACATCCATAGGCACTGCTTTAACATCATAGTCAGTATTTGGCTTCAGTCTAACAGCTATTTTTTCCTTGACATTACCTGTCTTAGGATTCCTAATTGTAAATGTATGTGGATCATAAGTATACTTCTTACCAATCTTCTCAGTAAATTCAAATTTTATTGCACGATGTCCTATCGTACCCTGCCCCTCAACAGTAAAGTAAACCTCAACAAATCTAGGAGGTTTCTTTTTAGTATATACCCAATCTGCAGTATGAAAAACTTTTTTATTTATATTTTTTAAAATATCTGTATTTGAATTTTTGACTTCAGCTTCAACTTTATACTTTCCCTTTTTTAATTCAAAAGTAAGAAATTCTGGGTTGGTAAATTTAGCAGGACGCAGTTTCCCAATGTTCTTTTCTTTCAGATTTTTTTTAACTTCACTACTAAGTTCATACTTATTCGTATGAATAATTGCAACCATACTAGAATTTCCTTCATCATCTTTTTTGTGAATAGAAACTTGCCCATGCTTGTCACAGGCTCCCTTCAAGCCATATGTGCCATCATGCAAAATCTCAAGATCCCAAGTATTCTTATAGTAATCTAAACCAGTAGCAGTTCCTTTTATTGCAGATGGTTCTACTGGAGATATCGCATACTGCTCCATGAAGCGACCCCACTTATTATTTGGATCAATCACTGGCCACCAAGACTTTTTAGAATTATTAGTTTTAAATTTCGTTGACCATAATGGATTAGGGGGACATTGATCCTTCTCCCACTTCCTACCATCTTCCAATTCTAATTTTGGTGGTTTGGGTGCTTTGATAGTTAGGGCAACTCCAAGTGGATTTTCCTGCCAAGATTGATCCAACTCAAAACTTACTTCCCCTTTAGTCTTTATATTCAGTCCAAAAGACAACAGCTTCCCTTTCTTGACCTCTTTAATTTTCTTTTGCTGTACCATAGCAGCAATTCTATAAGTACCTGCCGTAAACTTTTCGACCTTAGTTCCTTTATCCATGGCCTTAAAATCATGATATACATAAGCAAGTGTCTTTTCTTGATACACAGGTCCCAACTGACCAGCTTCACGAATCGTTAGCAAAAGATTGTCACGAGCAGCATAGTCAATCTCATATTCTCCATCAACAGGAAAAACTACATTATCCCATACAACCTCATAAGCTTCAGAAATTTCAGACAAATCAAGAACATCTTCCTTCACAGTAAGTTGTTTAATTTTCTTAATCTTAAGACCAATATTCTCATCAAAACCATTACTAATATTGTCATCAAAACCAACTGTGGTTTTATCAATTGTTTTAAACCCAGAATCACTACTTCCACCAATAATTTTTACCTTATACTTTTTGCCACCAGTAAACTCTCCTTTACCTTTAACTTTTTCCTTCTCTTTACCAGTATAATAACTTGACCTGTTACTTCCTCTACCATTACCTCTCCCAAAACGACCATCGGGAGGAAGTGCCCTAGAGGTAGAATTTAGTGTTACATCTCTTTTTAAAATAAGTGGTTGGGTGTCAGTTTCAATTCTTATTTCACTGGCAGCCAGTCCAGAATCTGTGAGATTATCATTAACATCCATTAAAAAATCAATCTCTACTTCACCAACACCATTCAATTTCAAAAATAAGTCTGATCCATCTTTATCAAATTTTGCAGTAACTTTGTTCCTATTTTCTACAGTTGCTACCTTTCTATATGGGCGCACACCGTACCTATTGAAAAAATCAGAGAGGTCACCTTCTCCGGATTCACCATCTGTTCTCCACAGCTTTTGATTGGCATCCTTAATACTATCTTTAGTATTAAAAATTGATACTACTGATTTGTCTCGTTTTTCAGGCGCATCAAATATCAATTTGCATCTGTTTCCATTGATGTTAATAAACCTACCACAACTAACAGTGCAAACTAAAACTGACTGATCATCATCTCCATTATCTTCCATTTGAAGAACATTTTCTCCAGCAGTTTTAAGTTTAATATTAGCTTTTTTACGACTACTATCACCACCACTTACCTTAATAGTTTTCGTTACATCATCTTTCCTATCTTTATGTGCTGTCTGCTTCCACACCTCACCACCAACTTTAATATTGCCAACTGCCTCTCCATTTTTATTTGGATTTTCATCCCACTTCAATTGTAAAGTGACATCACCCTCACCTTTAACAATTAACTTAAGATCCTTATCATTGCTCCCACTAAACCTAGCACTAACTCCAGGTGATGTTGATAAAATTTTGAATTGTGCGTCAGTATCCATTTGATAAGCCGCATCTGTGAATTTAATTGTCTTATTGGAAACAGATTTAACTTGAGCAGTAGGTCCCCTACCCAAAGATCCAGGGTCTGCTACTCGAATCTTATATTCATTACTCTTTCCTCCACCGCCAGGACTACTGCTAGTGCAAGTAACATCATACTCTTTTCCATGTTCAACCGTGCGCGAGAAAGATTTATTTAATTGCTCACCCCCACGATCTTTAGTAAAATCAATATTTAAATCAGGAATTTTAATTCCACTTGCAAAATCTGAATCTGTAGTTACTTTAAAATCAATTTCAGTTGGACAGCCACCACGACCACCATTGCTATAAATTTGTTTTAGATCTCTGGTCTTAATTTTAGGCTCATTTAGAACATCCAATCTAACTTCATGAACACCCCTCTCTATTTTCCTTGTCCACTTACCTGGCTTTTCTTTGTTTGTTATTCCCGGCAAATCGTCAATCGTTTCACCATCAATCAATAACTGCCCACCAGTATCAGCCTGCCCTTTAAATACGTAATCTCCAGTGATTGGGAAATTTATATCCCACTTCATTATATATTGAATATTGGAATAATCTGATCCAGGTGAATCTGATGCGGGAACTGGAGATATCGCATACTTATTCATAAAGCTTTCCCGTGGCTTGGGATCTTTATCAATGCGGAAAGTTAGACTATGAGAGTTTCTAGCTTGATCTTTCAGAGGATCTCCTTTCAAGAGTTTAGTACCTCTAAATTCACCACGTCTAGAAAAAATCTGCAAGTCATCATTATCATTTGCCGATCCAATGATATCGAAAAATGCAGCTTTACTCTTTGCAGCATCCGTCAAATCTGTATAACTACCCTCCCTATCAAGTACCTTTTCAACACCATCTTTACCAAAAGAGCGTTCCTTAAGTAACTGCTGTTCTATTTTTTCTTTTGCCGTTCCTTTAAGACCTTTAGGAGTTACTTTGTATGTAGTGTTTAGCTTTACTTTTTTCCTAAATGTTTGAGTAAAATTCTGATTTATTCCCTTCAAAGTAAATTTATGACCACTATCATCTTGAGCAACAAATTCTACCTCAATTCTTCTATTCTTTATGCTTCCACTACTAAAGACATCAAACTCTGTAAATACAAAATCTGTATCATATATTTTCTCTCCCCACTTCCAATGCTCAACATCATATTTCAACCTATTGAAATTTATTTTAGAAGATGTTTGAGCAAAACTACGAGTTCTAGTAGACCACCAAGGATTCGTAAGATTTTTCATGTATCTCTGATACATTTGTATCTCAGTGAAGTTTGGGATATTAGTATCTGTCAGATAGGCATCGGGATCCCAATCTCCAATTTCATACCCATTCTCATCGTAATCAGAAGATAATGTATTGTCTTCTACCGGTATTTTATAATCCTCAAAATCAAAGTCACCAAAACTAATAGCTTCAGTTTCAACAGGCCCAATTCTTGAGAGAAATTTTGGCATCAATCTTGTACCATCATCCTCAATAGTAACCTTTGGCTCACAAGTATAACCAAATCCGTGACTAATAACCTCAACTGATAAAACAGAATTATCTTCTGGACTAATAACTATATTAGCTGCTGCACCTACTCCACCACACCCACTTATGTTAACTTTAGGTACACTCTTTTTATCATTTTTATTGATTCCTTTTACGCCTTTACATTTTTTCTTAGTTTTTACATCTTCGGTTGTTAGTTTATTTACTTTATTAATTGTCAGATATTTAGTCTTATCTCTAGTCTTAAGAATAAATACTGTGCCAGGGTTCTTTTTCGCATACTTATTGGCTTCTTCAATAGTAACATTATCAATGTAGCCTCTTTTGGGGTCAACATATCCGACACGAATATTATCAGAACTTGCTCTGTCAAATAGGGTAAATTTACTATCTATCATTTACTATTCCTCGTTTACAAGAGATGGCTCATTAGCATCGGGTTGAGCAAAAGGCATATCCTTACCAATACTAGTCATTTTTTCAGTAACTGCTTTATCAAAGTCTCCAACAATATCAGTATTCAATGTATTGGTCAAAGCAGTATCAAGAGGTGCATATGCATCAGTAAGACGATCATCTGCAGCATTTATCCTCCCATTTATATCATCTGCCATCTTAGAAAAGTCTGGGATAGAATCTGATGCTGCAATACCACCCATAGCAAATTGATACAAATCAGATGCAGTTGGTAGAGGAGAAATTTCACAACCAAAAATATTGAAAGATAGATTTGCAAAATTAAGTGCAGAAGCAATATTTCCAATCATACCTTTTAATTTTGAAGTTATGTTTGTCATATCATCAACAGTTTCACCAACTTGATTGAGAGTATTTGTAACATTGGCAAGTTTTCCCTCAACATCTCCAAGAAAACCATCAACTGCTTCAAAGATACTTTTATTTGTGTTATCAATTTTATCCCAGTTTTCAACAATCAAATCAGAAGTAAGATCTTCAGACACGCACATTGGGACTACAGGCTTTTTCCTATTTTTATCTCCGGTATTTTCCTTTTCCAACTCTTCAATATTAAATATTTTATCCAAAAGTGATTGCACCATACTACAACTAATCATTTTATTATATAAACACTCAATTAGACCAGTAATTTTATCTTTAAGTTGTGATGCCAAATTCCTAACACTACATGGAAGAGCTGCAATCACAGCTGACATACCAATATTTAGTTTCTTTAATTGAAACTCCATGATTTGATTAAAAATAATCTTCATATATTTTGCAATTTGGCATGCTATGTTGGACATATACTTTCGTATATCCCGAATTCTTTCTGTAGCCGCATCAACATAGCTATGAAGCCTAGACAAGTGTTTGTCAATCCGTTGTGCCAAATTATCTAATATGGTTTGAATTGCTGTAAGAGCAGAGTTTATTAAATTACCATTCTGAGGTTTAACAAGACATATTTTCTTCTCCATTTCTTCTTGCATAATAGAGTCGGCAACGTTTTGCCGATGTGGCGTATCAATAGCTTCATCTATAGCACCATTCTCTGAGTCGGTAAGCAAGCAATAATCTGGAACTTTTTCCTCCAGAGGAACTGCCCTTCCAGAAACTCCACTAAGAGGTGTAAATGGTTTCTGAGGCTTTTCTTTAGAATCCCCTTCAGCATCTTTAGCCTTTATGAGCTTTGTTTGAGTGTTGTTGCCAAGCACACCCATAATTACTGGAACTTGCTGGTCATTCCCATCCAGGAAAAAACCAAAAACAAACATGCCTTGGCGCAAATTTGCAGTCTGTTTTGATCCTGCTTGCCCACCACCAGCAGTTACTGGGTACATAATCTGTGCCCATGGAAGTTGGTCGGAAGAAAGTTCGTCTTCACTCTGCGGATGCAATCCAATGATTCTCACTTTCCTACGAGCACCCCAACCAGGAACTCCACTTGTACCTACAAATTTAGTAGAGGGCATATTATCCCTCCAGTAGGAATCGTCAGCAATCTGACCAACCCACCAAAAGAAATTGCCCCCCAAAAAGCCTGGATTAAATGCAGTTCCGGTTTCCATTAACTATCAATCCTCGTATAACTTACACTCAACTGCCCATGGTTGCTCATCACAGAACATCTCAAAATCTGTTGGATCATGAGAATCCTCTGGATGACTTATCTTATACTTTTCAAGTCTTTCCAATTCTTCCTGAGTATGACGACGCTTTTGGGGAGAAATCATTGGGTCATCTAAAATCTGTTTATCAGCTTCAATGTGCTGATCAATTGTTCTTTTTTCGGTCATTTGAAACCTCGTTTAACGGTTTGGTGTACCAGTTCTACCAAATGAATCTCGGATGAGATTACAATAAGTGAATGATCCTTTTATGGATATTCTATGACGAATATCAGTTATAATATATAGACCACCACTCCGCTTGTCAACATCATCAGATTCCCCATCACTTAATTTGGGGAAATCAACAAATATTGCATCTCCGGCATGGATGGATAAGTTAAAAGGTATTGCAATCTTATATCTATATGAAAACAATTGGTTGTATCTCATAATAGATTGGACCATAATACTCTTATGATCGAATCTTAATTGTTTAGATTTTTTAATCTGCTCATTTGTATTACCAACTGGAAGTGTGCCCCTATCAGTAAGCTGATATATTGTTCTAGTAATATTATTTATTGCGGCAAACTCAGGATTCTGATGGCACTTTATATTTTCTCCAGCGGTTTTTAATCCATCTTCAGTATCATCAATAGTTATAGCCCTCTCCTCATAATATGAATTGAATGGATCAAATAACACAAGCTTTGACCCGTATGTTCCCATCATTGATTTTTTATTAGAATTCAAAAAATTCTCTTTTTCATATTTGTGAATCTTCGAGGTATATCCTTCTGGCAAACGAGCTCCATTGGCATCAGGAGTGTCGTTATAAATCATAGAGGCTTTCTTTTCTTGATTAAGCAATCCATCAATAGATTTGAAAAAGTAACCCTCTGAAGTCTCATAAAAAAAGTATCCAGCAGTCTTCCCATACTCCTGATTTGTAGAAGAGACAGCATGTTTTGATAAAAAATCTATTATGTAAAATGGCTTTTTGCGATTTCCAATAAAGTTGTAATGATTTGAAGTCAATTCACAATCTATTTTCTTTTCACTGCCCAATTCTACTTTAACTAAATCCTCTACAGTTTGAGATATTGCCCCATCAAGTCTTTTCATGACCTTAACGCCGGTATTCATGATGAATTCCTTTGAAACCAATTCAAATTGAATAGTAGAATCAGATTGTATTGGAGTAAACTTATTGACATATAACCTAAGATCTACAAGGTTATCATTGATGTCTCTAAATTTAACAAATACAGTTTCTTTCCCACATAATGGAAGACCTTCCGAAATAGACTGAGCTTCTTTTTTATCTTTGGTTGGAAGGGCACTTCCACTATCGACGACTACACACTCAACCTTAACAGTATGGTTTAATACACTTTCATAATAATCAAATTGAACTAAACCACCAAGCATATCAATCTGCCTGTCACCATCTTCGTTGGACACTATCGTTAACATCTCAACGTTCTTTGAGAGTTCAGAATCTGTACTTAAAACTATATTAGACATAAGAATACCTCCTTGTATTATTTAACCAATAAATTCAAGGAATTCATAACTATCTTCTCTGGAACCACCAGAACCAATACTAGCTGCAACTTGAGATGTTTTATTAATAATAGTAGTATTAGTCCCAGGTATTACTACAGTCAAGGATCCTTCAGATCCACTCTCATAAGATGCATATTGGCTAATATCGTTTGCCATGTTATTCATTTTATCACTTGCTATAATTCCTCCTTTTTCAAGAGCTACAGGTTCTCCTAATAATTTCTGCCAATCTTTTGGAATATTACTTGGAATTGGGTCCGACTTTGCTTGCTGTTCAGCATAATGATAGAAGTTTCCCATAGTGGCGAACCTAATATCACTATCACCCATAAATTGACCCATACTGCTAAATGCTTTGAAGTCAGTTCTACCATCTAATTTTTTCAAAGCATCAATAATTTTACCCTGATTATCCTTTAACTGTTTAGCAAGATCCTCATCTCTATATGCTTTACCACTAAATACTGCCTCAAATTGTCCAGGGGCAGTCCCAACACCCATAATAGTATTTGGATATCTAGGATCAGCAACTCTATTAAGGACAGCTGCAGCAACAGCATACTCATCATTAGTTCCTCTCAGTGCCTCATGGCTGACAATGAAAGCAAGATCACTAAAGTCCTGGTCACTCATATCCTTGAGAGATCCTCCACCGGATCCAAGTGAGGAAACATGCACATCACTGACAGGGTCTTTTGAGTTGTCATCAGACATGCCATTGCTACTTTCGTCTCCATCACGATTATTTACTCCTCCTCCCCTTCTCCTACCTTTATTCTTCTTCTTCTTTTCTAGAGGCTTCTTTTTATCAAATTCTTTCTTAACGAGGCTTTCTAACATACCAGTTGTATAAATTTCATGCAACTTCTTATCAGACACCATATTAAAATCCTTAAGCATTAATGCAAGACCATCTTCAATTTTTCTATAGTCTGAATTTTCAAGTATATAATTCTTTTTATCATCATCATCTTCATTATCCACATTTATCATCTTTGATGTGGCTTCAACGATTGGACCAAAATATTCAACTTGACTTATTCTATCCGCAACCTCATTCTCAAATCCATCTGATTTCGGTTTCCGTATTGGAGTAATATATTTTTTAGATTCAATTTCTGGAGTGTCATCTGAAACTTCTCCACCCCTACTTCTAGCTCTTGTTCTTGTTCTTATCCTAGATGGACCCTTCTTCCCAGTAATCATATCATAAATCGCACTACCCAAAAGAGATCCGCCAGTGCCACCCAAGAACATACCAATAGCAGTTCCTACGCCTGGAACAGGAATCAGTGTTCCAAGTGCGCCACCAATCCAAGTACCCAACCCAGCACCAATACCTTTGAATGCAGCCTTTCCAACTGGATCCCCAGATATCAAAGAAAGAACGAACTCAGTGATACCACCAATCAAAGGAATATTTTTTACAAGTGGTTTGAGTATTCCTGCAGCAGCTTTAATTGATTTTGCCGCACCTCTTTTGCCAAGAACCTTTACAGCAGCATTTCTACTAAAGTTTGTGATGGAAGATCTAGCATACTTACCACCCAAACTCTTAACTGCATCAGAACCAAACCTTTGTATAGCAGCATCTTTACCAAACCTAGAAGCATATCTTCGTGCGGCATCAACAGCTACAGCTCCTCGTTTAGCTCTACCAGGTCCAATTCCACGAATTGTATCTATACCTTGTTGATTGTTTTGTGACGATGCAGCAGCTGAAGCAGCAAGTACCGTGACAATTGCTAGATTTAAAAATGTAGTCAGGGTCGATGATAATTTATCAAATATACCTAGGCCCAAATCTCCAGTAAGTTTTCCAACAATACCACGAGTAAAATCATATGCTTTAAAACCAAAATCAATAAATGTAGCACCAGCATCTAAGATTTTCTTTCCAACACTGTAAATGAATTTTGCTACAGGAGCCAAAAGACCAAGAAGACCTTTTAACATAGGAGCAAATTCCAACATCTTGATCAAAAACCTCCCAAACAAAACATTTACAATGAATGATTTTATAGCATCAAATATACCAGTTCTAGGCATACTAGGTATTGGAAGTTTTATTTTTGAATTTTTCTTTTTCTTTTCTTTATTGGCTTCTCTTTCTCGCCTATCCTGCTGTTGCTGTTCTCTATTTTCTTCATCCTGCTCTTCCCTATCCCTAAGATTCTGGTCTCTAAGTTCTTCTTGAGATGAGCTATCTTTTTTACTAATATTTTTTTCTATTGCTTCATATCTTTCAGATCTAAAAGATATAGATCTATTAATATTAGATAATGTATCAGATATATTATTAAGAGACCCCGATACGCTACCCGAAGAAACTAGATTTGATGCAGTAGATCTATCAGAAGAGCTAGTAATATTGTATCTACTACCACCACTACCACCATCACCAGTAATATTAACCCTTCCCCTTTTTCTCTCTCTTATATCCTTCATCTTATCATACATCATATCATCCTACCCCCAAAGTTTTGAGCTTTCTAGATGATGCAAATGTAGCATCAAACATTTCAACTTCACCTAATTCAGATCCACCAGTCTCAATAGTTTGATTCTGGTCTGGGGAAGAAATAAATGTTATCCTTGGTTGTTTGATTTGAGGAGGTTCTGGCATCTCAATATTGCCACTATTACGACTTGCGAATGAAGTTCCATCATCATACATGTTAATAATATTTTCAATATGATGGAGACCGCCACGTTGGACAACTTCATTTGGAACAATTACATGCGCTTCTCCGGGTTGAACATTAATAGACAATTTCTGACGATCGGCTGTACCACCAGGTATGTCCATCCCAGTATTTTCTTTTATAATTGTACTACTTGATATATCAGAATCATTTCTTACGGTATTACTTACTGTATTACCAAGATTAAAAATATTACTACCATGCTTGATAATATTATTGACTATACTATTATCAAGTATTTTCCCAAAAATATTTTTAGAATGTGATTTAGAATTATCAACACTTGTATTGCCACCAAAAAATCTATTAGAAGAATTAACCGTGGGATAACTCATAAAATTATTCTCAGATGGAAAAAATGTATCTTCATTTACAGAAGGAATATTAAAAAGTTGTTCCGAAGAAAACATATTTTCTGACATTAAAAAAGAATTATCAGAAATATTATTAGTAAAATTACCAAAAGAATTATCAGAAATATTGTTAGTAAAATTGTCAGAAGAGTTGTCAAAAATATTATTAGTAAAATTGCCCAAATAATTATTTGAGAATGAATTATTAGGCGTCATCATTTTTGGTGCCGCAGTAGTTTCTCCCTGACCCAGGTACTTATCACGCCCAATGACACCACCACCAGATGCATAGTAAATTTCATTTTTGATTGTTGGCCTGTTTGCATCAGGAGACCCATCCATATTAAATACCAATGGGTCCATTCCCGTTTCTTTAATAGCACGATCTCTGGCTTTTTCAGTCAATACGATTTCACCATCTGTAAGCCAACCAAGATTTTTATCCTTTCCCTTCTTTCCCTTTACAATACCACCATCTTCAGCATCAAATGGCTTCATACTACTCAAATCATTTTCACCTCCACCAGAAAACTGAAGTTCAGGGGTAGAAGAACCCTCCAAATCATCCCCAGAACTTTCAAGTTCTTTTTCTTCTTTTGGAGTAGATACCGCAGAAACTATAGCAGAACCTATGGCTGCTGTTCCCAAAATGCCAGCACCAATTAACGCAGCTTTTCCACCTTTGCCAAGCATTCCAGAAAGTGCCCCACGAAGATTTCCCATCCTCTGTTGAGTTCTAAGAAAACGAATTGCCTTAATTAAAGCTCCAACTCCCTTTACTGTCGCCCCAATAGATGCTCTTATAAATTTTCCAAAGGTAGTGCCAAATAGAATATATGAACCAAGAATTGCTGGCCACCAGGTCTGGAGAAATCTAATAATATTTTTTACTTTAGATCTGTTTTTTGGATCGCTTGCCCATTTTAAAAGATCTTCAAGAATTTTACTTAGAAATATATTTGAAATGAATTTAAATACATTATCAAAAATGTCATTAACTGGAGCTAGTGTTTTCTGAACGCCAGCCACCAAACCTTTGATAATATTTTCCGATGCCGCCTCTCTCTTTAATCTCTTTTCCTTTTGCTTCTGCCGTCTATTTCTTCTCTCTTCTCTAGAGCTATTTCTTCTAGCGATATTTCTTAAGTTATTCTCAGCATCTCTTTCTTCCCTCAACCCATCAACAATACCATCTAAAGAAGTATCCTGCTCCGATAAAACCTCTTCAATATTTGTTACACTTTCTTCTATATCATTTATTGAATTTGCAGCATCATCCGTATCATCTGCATCACCAGAATCCCTCCCAATAAACCTCTCCGTATCTAGAGTTTCTCTATCATATCTTGCTCTGTTGAAAAAGTTCTTATTAAATTCTTCGCTATTAAAGAATTGTCTATTCCTTTGTGAGCCCCTTTGCTCTTGAGAGATAATTCTATCGGCACGATTTCTAAGGTTTGGATCACTATCATCTTCCAAATCTCTTTCACGAGCCCCTTCCAATCTATCTACTTGAGTATTTTTTTTGAAAAACTTACGAGCCATTCTATGGAGAGCAGTGTTCTCCTTAGCAGAATCAGTTATATCACTTATATACTTATCTTCTTTTTTTAGATATTCATCACTCAACTCTTCAACTTGATCGTTAGAAAGCAAAGACAAATCCAGCCCCAGTAAACTCTGGAGCTTGCTACGCATCTTTTGTATAGTTTCTGGCCTAGCGGTTGGCATTTTGTTCTGCTTTTAGTTTTTCTTCTTCAAGATGATTTTTTAATAATATAACATAAACATCGCGCTCCCAGGGGATCATATTCTCAATCTCTGTCAATGAATATTTATGGTACTGCATTAGAGAAAAATTTAATTTGTAATAGCTCATAAGATCCATATGAGCCATGCCTAGGCGAAAAAAGATGCAAGTCCCTCAAGTAAAATATCACTCTCGACCTTGGTATTTGGGTTTGTAAGCTTTATTTCATGCGATAGTTTTGGCATAGTCTCAAAGAATTTTTCAATCTCTTTGAATTGAGATGAGTTCATTGACTCCAAAAACTCAACCATTTCTTTTTTAGTACAATCTGATGAAGACCAAGCCTCTTCCTCAGTAAAAATTGTTCCAATACAAGAAGCAACTAACTCAAAAGTCTGATCCATACTAGTCTTTTTAGAAAAATCAAAATTACTTTTGATGAATTGATCCAGAGATGGGTATTTCATCTGAACCATTATAGTATCATCGATTTTGATTTTATCATTATGATCATCATACTTCTTGACTTTTATATCATCCAACCAAATCTTTGCCTTTACCTCTGTCTCCCCATCATCCGGACAGAGAAGATTGACCTCGATAGATTCGCCAACAGATTTTCCACGAATATTTAAAAACAAATATTCAATATCAAAAGTTGGAAGATCTTGAACCTTTATACCAGATGTCAGAATACAATTTCGTAGTACATTTTTAATACCATTTGTAATCTGCTTCATATCTTCACTCTCAAGAGCAATTATTAAAAGCTTCTCTTCTTTAACAAGAAATGGTCTGTATTCTATAGTTTCTCCAGTTGATGGCAATTCAAGCTCATATGTTGGAGCAGCAATTTTTGGCAATGGCATATTTTAAAAACCAATATCAGTAGAAGTATTTATGGGGTATTTTTTAAGTTTATGTAGAGGATTCTTCTTTAGAATCCTTTTTTTTCTTTTGAGATGGTGTCATTGTATATCTAGTATAACTCATTGTAACATTACATTTCAAAACTGCAGATGTATCATAACTAACAGGCATTGAATTGATACTTAAAGGAAAAGAATTATAAAATCTATAAGTAAGTGATGAGCTATTTTCATGCTCCTTCTCAAATTTTGTTATCTGAAAGCCATCACTACACATATAGTCTTTAGGAAATTTCATACTATATGGTTTAGTTGGAGAGAAGGACTCGCCCGATTCAACTGTAAGATCATTGGAAATGAATTTCATCCACCCCTCAAAAAATCTAATCGGTAAATGATCTTCACCATTAACATAAAAAGTTAACTCTATTTGATTGTCAAACATCCTTCGGTATGGATGAAACTCACTGATACCAGTCCTATCATTTGAGATCTCATGAGTCATAAATTTTGATCCAGGTAAGGATGCTTCTGCACAGAGAAGACTAATACCCTCTTCATACAATTTTTTCTCAATTCCCACATACTTCGTAATCTCCCCATTCATAGCACCATCAAGCTTGGAAGTATCAATACTTACTCTGTATAGAGAGGTTAAAGATGGTCGCAGAACTAAAGATTTTATATCATCAATACTTTTCTTTGATTTGAATTGATTTTTATTTTCCTCTGACATTGCTAAATATTTTTTTAGAATGTTTATTATATACTATGTATGAGAGAAAGTAAGAAGAGTATTTATCGTCCATCATATCCGCAAAAATATAGAGGAAACGTTGATAATATAATATGTAGAAGTAGTTGGGAGAGAAAATTTTGTAAGTGGTGTGACTCAAACCCAAACATATTAGAATGGAGTTCTGAGGAGATGTGGATTCGTTATATCTCACCTGTTGATCATAAATCTCATAGGTACTTTCCAGACTTTATAATCAAAGTAAAAGAGTCTAATGGGCAAGTTAAAAAATACTTGATTGAAGTCAAACCAAAAAAACAAACAGAGCCGCCAGTTAAGAAAAAGAAGCCAACAAAATCCTACATATATGAATGCACAACGTATGCAGTTAATCAAGCAAAGTGGAAAGCAGCAAAAGAGTGGTGTGATGATCGCAGAATAGAATTTAAACTTATTACAGAAGAAGAGTTAGGTCTATGAAAAGAAATCCACTGTCAGCATTTTTACAAGCACTATATGAAGTTGGAACTAAAATTGCCAGATTTCTTCGTTCTAAATTCAAAACTGCAAGACCAGTAACAAGACTTGGAAAGATTGCAAATGAATCAGTTCCAACAGAAACTGAGTTAGAAACTAGAAATAAAATCCTACCTAGACTTGAAGATTTATATAATCCATCTTTAACTGTAGATCAAAGGATGGATATGATTATTGATATCCTAGGAGAAGAAAGGAGAACTAGTTTTCCAATATTAGGAAGATATTATACATATAGATATATGGTAACAACAAAACAAGAGCAGTGGGACTATCATCCCTTGATTGTTTGTGTTGACTATACAGAGACAGGTTGGAAAGGTATAAGTTTTCATTGGAATGAATTTAGAAACTACTCTAGAGATGGAATGAGATCTAGCTTATATGAAGTCTATGATGAAGAGTTGAAGGATCTCATGTCTGTCCCATATATGAAAATAGTTAAAACCTAAGCTAAATAAATAAAAGTTCTGCATAAAATGGCTAAAAAAGGAGATAAGATAAAAGTTACATTTTATGGATCCTCCTCGCATGTAGGATTTGAAGGTTCGGAAGATGAAGTATATGGTGGGCAAGGAAATGAAATAATATATGGAGACAATCCTTCTGAGGATAAAGTTACCCTCCATACAGTAATTGAATCTAATGCGGTAATTACAAAGCCAAAATACGATGAACGTGGCAGACCAATAGAAGATACGGTTGGTGAAATAGATTTCGATCCAGAGAAGTCCAATACAACAAAATTATATAAGTGCCCAACAAAAGAAACTCACATAAACCAAAGTAAAATTGATGATGGGACATGCAAACTAGTAGCAACTAAAAAACCAGAAGAAGAAAGGGAAGAAGATGATCCAGTTTGGGATATATCAGAAGATGAAGAGATAACCAAAACTGTTCCGGAATCATTCTTGCAGGATTTAGCAAAGCCCGGATCGGAAACAAATGCAAAAGTTAATGATGCTCAGGACAGCATACTGAAGCTTCACGAAACTTTTGTTACAGACGATTCTGTAGCAGAAGCACTTAAAAGTGAGAAAGAAAAGAAAGTAAAGGAAGAAGAAAAAGCAGAGCAGAGTAATGCTGCTCTCTCAGAAGGACTAGCTCAAGCAGCCTCTGCTAAAGCAAGGGACAGCTATTCAAAATCAGCTATCAGATATCCAGAAGATCTAGACCCAAAGGTACAAGATTTTATCAAATTTGGAATTTTAAAATACAAACCCACAAAATTTGAAGGCTCTGGAGAGCAAATGGGATTTTCTGATCGGGATATCAGGAGAAAAACCAGTGAATATATTGGAACAATTATTCTACCAATACCAGGAGGAATACGAGATCAAAATCAAGTTGATTGGGGAGGAGATGAGCTAAACGCATTCAAGGCTGCACTCGCTAACCTCGCATTAAAAGGGAGACCTGGTGATGGAAATAATACACTTGAGGAAACTTTAGGAAAATTCACAACTAATTCTGAGGCAGTTAAGGAAGCACTTAAAGCTACCTTTGTGAATAGAGCACTGGGAGTGAAAAGTCTTCTTTCCAGAACTGAAGGTAAAGTAATCAACCCAAATTTAGAGTTATTATTTAATGGACCAAAGCTCAGACAATTTTCATTTGATTTCTTTCTTTCCCCTAGATCTGCAACTGAGGCTCAAAATGTTATAAAGATAATTAGAATGTTTAAGCAAGCATCAGCAGTTCAGAGAACTGATGCTAGAATATTCCTATCAGCACCAAATACATTCCAAGTTACATATCATATGGCAGATTCGGGAATAGATGATACATTTGAATCTAGAGAGCATCCCTATATAGGTAAAATGAAAGAATGTGCTATCACATCGGTAGGCGTTGAATATACACCAGAAAATAACTTCGCTAGATTTGATGGTGGATATATGACACAATACAAACTATCACTACAGATGCAAGAGCTTGAACCAATATTTAATAATGATTATGATGATCCCAACTTTAACAATGAAAACAATCAAACATACGCAGATTCGACACAGAGCTGGACACAAAACATAGGATTCTAATATGTCAAATTACTTTTCAAAGCTACCAGATTTTGAATATGTCAGTCGCAAACCAAATGCGAAAATCTCTGAGTTTATCCCCGTAAAAAACTTATTCAAGAGGGGATTTATTAGAGAGGATATCCTGCAAAATGTAGCATTCTTCAATAAGTACACTATCGATGGAGACGACCGTCCATATACAGTAGCATATAATGTCTATGATAGTGAGGATCTAGATTGGCTAGTACTAGCATGTAATAATATAATCAATGTACAGAGTGAGTGGCCAATGACACAAGAAGTATTCAATGATTATCTATTGAAAAAGTACAAAACATATGAAAAGATGTCAGATATACACCACTACGAAACAAGTGAAGTTAGAAAACCAACTGGAGAAGTGGTGTTAGAAGCTGGTCTGGAAGTAGATGAAGGCTTTACATATACTTTCGGTCACGGCAATCAAATCATCACAGAGAATCCAACAGTACCAGTAACATGTTATGAATATGAGGAAAAACTTGAAAATAAAAAGAGACAACTATTTTTATTGAAACCAAAATACGTACACATTGTATTAGATGATCTTGATGAGATGATGAGATATGCAAAAGGGGCAGACAATTACATCAACAGAAAATTAAAAAGAGCAGATAATATCAGACTATATTAAGACATAAAAAAACCACCCCGAAGGGTGGTTGATGTTCTAATTATGCGTCAGCGAGTTTTTGGAAATAACTCAGTGCATCATCTTCATCCTCATTGTTACTAGTAGTAGCTTGAGGTGTGATATCAGGTGCATTGAAGTCGCTCTCAACAGGTGCAGATCGCTCAAACTTTGGTTTGAAGGAACCACGACCTTCGCTTTCGTCACTCAACTCCTCATCATAAACAGCAGGACGATCAACTTGCTTCTTAGCAAGAACAAGATTCAAACGAGCTTGCAACTGTTCATATGTTTTGAACTGATCGGGAGCAACAATTTGCTCAAGAGAATACTCTTGGTTCCAGATTGCTTCCATTGCGTCGTCGTCTTCCAGAAGAGGTTCAGGTGTACCAAACTCTGACTTGTCATAGTTCCAGTAACCATCCTTACGAACGATCTTCAACTTGAAGTTTGCACCTTCCCAGAAATCAAAAGGATTGATAGGAGTCTCATCTTCAAACTCGGGTTGCATAGCTTCCATGACCTTATCAAAGATCTTTTTGCCATACTTGAAGAGGAATACTCGTCCTTCGTTACCAGGATTTGCTTTGTCCTGCACAACATAGATATTGCTGTAATAGCTCAGCTTACGCTTTTGCTTACGAACAGTATCTTTATCGGCTTCATTGCCACTATTCCAAAGCTCTCGATTGTATTCACCAAGTGGATCTTTCTGACCAAGGGTAGTCAGAGAGTTTTCAATATACCAGCCACCAGGACCTTGGAATGCATGAGCATACATCTTTGCCCAGGGCAGCTCTTCCCCATCCGGAGGAGGAAGAAAACGGATAACGGCATAACCATTACCTGCTTTATCAACTTCTGGCTTCCAGAGGCGCTCATCAGCACCTGAGCCAGCGTTATTCATCTTCTCAACTTCTTTTACCAATTTAGTGGTAAGTGAACCGAGACCGGATTGCTTCTTGAGATTTGCGAAAGACATAGGATTTTTTAGATTAGTTGGATTTGGCTTGTGTTGACAAAATTATTCTACAGGTCTGAGCCTGTTTCGTCAATTTTTATTCGTATTTTTTTAAGCATCTCGCTCATGTTAGAAAAGACCACACTCATATCCATATCAGTAGGCATACCAATCATGGATGCAGACTCAATGATCTTTTCCTTCATCATAGATGCATCTTCATCATCAGATAAACTTAAGCGAGTGTATAATATTCTTTGCTTCTCCAGAAGTTCCTCAAGCTTATCCACATGGTGGATTTTGTCCTCTTTAGTCATAGAAGAAAAGCTAAAAATATCATTATAGATTTCTTCTTGAAGTTGACTAATGCGATGCATTTCTTCACGAACAACTTCGGAATCAAAGAAACTCATTCTTCACTCCATCAAACTGTAGCTGCTTCTTCTGCTGCAGCGAAACGACTAGTAGGACCTTCAGACCCCTCAGCAGTCTCTTCAGAGACCTCTTCAGTTACTGCTTCTGGCGCATCAACTGCATCTTCTGCAGTAACTTCTTCACCTTCTGGAGTTTCTACTTTGCTGTCTTCAATCTGCGTCAGAACTTCAAGTGCTCCACTGATCTTGCCATGCATGATGCGGAGGCGCTCGCATTCCTGCTCAAGCAATTGCTTTTGGCTAGCAAATTGCTCGAACTTAGTTTCGATGTCTTCCTTCTGCTTGGTAAGATTCTGGATGACTTCAGTATTTTCAAGTGCCATGGATTACAATCTCCTTTAAAATATTTTTATAATGAGCTGTGTTGATATTTAGGAAGGAAGAATACTTCCTCATTTTAAGACTTACGGATTCCCACACCGGGTCTGTGAGCTTTGCATCGAAATCGTTGCGATACTCTAGTATTTTATCACATATCACGAGAGTTTCAAGTGATATATCACCACTCAAATACATTTTAAGTATGAGTGGGTGTGTGCTACTTCCTACGAATAATGAATTTAAATCATTCTCCGTAAGAAGAGATGACATTTCTTCTTTAAAAACATATGAAAGAGATTGTGTTCTCTTCTTCCATAAAGTATAGCGTTCTTCCCCCTCACGGATCATCTCACCAATCCATAGTTTCCCAGGATCAGTGCATGAAACAAAATTTGATAGGAAGAAATCAATGACTTCTTGATCACTTTTATTTCTGGCTAATTTTTCAAACCAGAAGCGATCTTTACGTTTATAAAAAGACTGGACTGTTGCACGAGTTTTACCACAATATTTGTGATAATCATATTTATCTTTAGTGAAATGGTTCTTCAAAGACAAATAGCATTTGTATGCATCAAAGGGCATCATCATCAAAGGGGTAGTTTTGCTCTGGAAGTTTTCTTCAAAAAGTTGAGTTCCATCGCCTCGTATTTAATTTTTTCTTTCAATGGTTTTGAAATTAGTTTTGGAACTGATTCTATATCAATACTATTTTGCTCACAAAAGTGAACAATAGCATCAATATACTTCATATCAGAATTATACTTCACAATCTGCTCAATCTCTTGAACAAACTTAGCAGAGCTATAGAACTTTTTTTCTAATTCCTTTTCTAATTCACTTGACATTGGTTGGTAGCAGAGTATTGTGTTGTACAAATTCTTTAATATACCTCACTAATAGTTTAATGTAGACATCTTTATCTCGTTTGTCAAATACTTTGACATCACCACTTGGAGTAACCATGAGAGTGATAAGTTTTTTAACTGGAATACCAGTCATTTCATAATATGCTGAAGCATAAAACATCTCCTGAACGAAATAATTTTCCAACCATTCTTCGGGTTTGATTTTATCAGAGGTCTTAAAGTCAATTACTGCAAGTTCACCTTCATATTCACCAATACAATCTACACGACCTGCTAATCCAAGATATTCAGAGTAGAGAGTTCGTTCGATTGCATGAATATTATTGATACGATCAAGATAGGGTTTTGCATGAGCAAACATTATTTTTGTCAAAGGTCTAAATTCATTCCAATGCAAATCAAGATTCATTAGATATGCCTGAGCTGCTTCATGGAAATCAGTGCCGCGAGTTGTGGCACGTTTTGTAATCCGATCGGCTTCTGCATCCCCAACTTTCTTACGCCAGTTAATAAAGATCTGTCGATTATAAAAAGAAGTTACAGAAGTAATTGAAGGAACCCAATCGCCATTTGGGAGATTATACAATCTCATTCCTGGTGTTTCTTTTTTAGTCAACTCAATATCGCCTAGGTAATTATGATGAATAAAATTCATATTGCAGTAAAGGTTCTCCACTATTATACACCTTGATTAGGAATAATACAAGTCATGGTTGATATCTATCTAATAAAGAGCGCAGACATTGTTCTTCAATCCAAGCATAAGTCTTTGCAATTCCTTCTTCAAGTGGCATTTGATAATCCCAATCAAGTTCTTCGCGAATTACATCATTGTTTGAGTTTCGACCACGAACACCAGTAGGACCATCAATATGCTTTGTGGCTACATATTTTTCTGCAACCTTTGCGGTAATATCAACCAACTGATTGATGGTTACCATTTCCTCTGATCCTATATTTACTGGTCCAATAAACCCAGAATTCATCAACCTTCGAGTCGCTTCAATGCATTCGTCAATGAACAGGAAGGAACGAGTTTGTAAGCCATCTCCCCACACCTCGATGACTCCACCCTGGTCCGGGAGGAAAGCGATCTTACGGCAGATTGCAGCCGGTGCCTTCTCTCTTCCACCGTCCCAGGTCCCTTCTGGACCAAAGATGTTGTGATACCTAGCAATACGAACAGGAATAGAATAATTACGGTTGTAAGCCAAGTAAAGTCTTTCGCTAAAGAGTTTTTCCCATCCATATTCTGAGTCTGGGGCGGCTGGATATGCTGATTCTTCACGGCAATCTGGGTTGTTAGGGTCAAGTTGATTGTACTCTGGATACATGCAAGCAGAGCTAGAGTAAAATATTTTTGTTTTGTTTAAAACAAGATAGTCATTAAATCTTCTTTGACATTCAAGAACATTTAAATTGATTTGAGCAGAATTATTCATGATAGCAGCATCATGTTCACCTGTAAAGACAAAACCTGCGCCACCCATATCAGCAGCAAACTGATAAATTTCATCAAAGCTATCATGATACTGCTGGGGGACCTCGGCATAAAAGTTACCAAGATATCCTTTGAATCTAATCACTCTATCCATGAAACTAGAGGAACGAAGATCACCCTGGATAAATTCATTCGCTTCAGATTCTCCAAACTCAGGTTCTTTTACATCAACTCCCCTTACCCAGTAACCTTCAGACCGAAGTCTCTTCACCATATGACTTCCAATAAAACCCCCAGCACCCAGGACAAGTGCAGTCTTTACATATTCACTCATAACAATTACATTCTCCTAGTTAATTAAAGTCCAAGTTCATGCTTAGCAATTAGATATTCTTTACAAAGACCAGATCTCACAATATCATCCAAACCAAATTCAATAATATCAATAGATGGCATATTCCGGAGAATATTCATAAAGTCAATGATACCATTCTTTTCATTTGTCTTAATCAAATCAGTTTGAGTTGCATCACCACAGAACATGATTTTTGCATCCTCACCTACACGAGTAATTATACTATCCAACTCATGAAAATTCAAGTTCTGAAATTCATCAATAATCAAAATAGAACGATCAAGTGTAGTACCACGAATAAATGATGTACTCCAAAAACTAATAGTCTCTTGTGCTTTCAAATTACCATAAAGCATTTCAAAGTCAGCTTGAGTGGGGAGTTCAAACATATACTTTACCATATTCTTATAAGGAATCTGATAAAGAGAACTCTTGTCCTCATGATCACCAGGTAGGAAACCAATCTCTCTGGTGGCTACAAGCGATCTTACGATGTAAATCTTATCATATGGGGTATTTGGGTTTAAAACGTCTCTGAGAGCGTTGTAGAGGGTAATGAAGGTCTTTCCTGTACCCGCTGCACCATATGCAATGATGTTCTGTCCTTTTTTATATTGTTCAAATAGCTTCTCTTGATTCTCCGTTAATGGCTCAACGGTTTTCATCAGATCAGCATTAAGTGGTTTCTTCCGTTTCATCTGTCGATTACTCATTCCAAAAGGTGATACTGACTTTGAATTCCTCTTTGGCATACTCTTCTATCTATTTGTTTAAAGTTAGGGTGACTGAAATGTTAGATCCTAATAAGGTCTAACATTTGAACCAGGCATCTTCCCAACCCTCCGCAATACATCGTTGAAACCTGGATGAGTCTTCTTCATCTTATCTTGAAACTCTCCAACTTCTCCAACACCAGCAACACCAGCTGACCAATCTTTATCCCATTCTGGATTATCTTTTCTCCATTGATCATACTCACTCATTGTCATACGGAGCTCTTTTTTCTCTTTGCTCTCCTTATGAATTACAGGATACGTTGGCATACTAATTCTCCTTTGTCTAGTTATTTATTCAAGTGTGATAGCAGATTGATCAAAGCATTCTGGACACTCTGGTTTGGCTTCCCATCCTAATGCTTCAGCAACTTCAGGAAACTGGCAAATAAAAACACACCTACATCCCTCTGCAATCTCCATGTGCTCCTTCTGTGTACCATTTGCAGACCTCAAATTGATGTAATGTATCCAAGACCTTACGGAACCCGTCATATAGATCCTTGTAGGCGTCGATAAGGGCAATACAAACCTCGCACACTCTTTTGCAATTCCCTCATCTACCATCTCACGATACAAGTCCATCGCTTCACGAAAATGTTTTTGAGTTAAAATCTCATATCGTTGCATTGTAAATGGATCAAGGTCATCAATACTATTCTGACGATTCTTTGTATCCTGTCTTCTCAGTTCTGGAAGAGGAATGTCTTGTGCTAACAATGAACTATCAGCATAGCGTTGTGAAAATTCCTGATATGTAAATGATCTATGACGCAGAATCTGAGCAGCCAATCCTCTAGTAGTATTGATCTCTAAAGTCATACTTGCTTGCTCAAAGATCGACCAGTGTTCATGTTTAATACAGTATCTAAGAAGACCTGCAGCAGTATCAAAGTTTAGTTGATTATTTGGGTTGCTTACACGAGCAACATATGAAATAACTTCTTGTGCGGTTTTCCCAAGAAGTTCACCTGCACCTTGAGTTAGGGCAATAAGCTTTACTTGATCAGTCTGGATACCCATCATCATCTCCTGTATACACTTCGTCATAGTCGGTAATGAAGTTTGCAATCTCTGCATACTTATCATCTTGTGGCTTATAAGCATCAACATCAGAATAAACTTCTGATTTCAATACCTCCACAAGAGACTCTAAGTTTCTTATGATAAGTTTTAACTTTTCTCTATTCATTTCTTATCAACCTTGGCAGAGTTATTATACACAAAAAAAGAGGGTCTGTCAAGACCCTCTGTATGAATTTACCAATCTAAGTTCCACATATCCTTCGGACTTTTGCCCGTAGCTTTTTGATAGAACCATTCAAGCGAGTTAACCATTACCCATTTCTGGTAGTTAACCCCACGATAACAAAGATTCGCGTAAACATATTCTGGTTCAATTGGTCTGTTGACTTTTGTTGTTGCAAAATCCTTTGGTAATTGGTAATACATTGAGTTAGCTTCTTTGGGTGCATATAGCGATGCCATAAAAAAGACTCATCACTGCAAACATTGCAAGGCTAATTTCTAATACAAGCATTACTTCCTCCCTGGCAGTGTCCTGCCATGCAGATTTGTGCTCTCAAAAGTTTTTCTTCTTTAATTTTTTTCTGCTTAATGATCTCTAAAATATTAATAGAGACTTGTTTCATTTTGCTACCTCCACACCACGATACTTAAGAATTGTCTTAGGTTGTGATGCCTCGTTGAGTACTTTATTAGTGTACTCTGTGCTGTCATATCCTACACCACGATATGTGGTGCTATAACCGGAATTACGGTTCTGAACATGAACTTTGACGAGTTCTTGTAGTGTATTCATTGGTTTACTCCTGAAGTAGTTGGATTTTTAGGCCCGTTCCTTCAGTCGTTTGCGTCCCATTTACACTCAGGTGTTGCTTCCTTTACAGTCACAATCACCTCAGCCTTAACAATTTTACTTACGCTGTTACTTGCTTCAATGCGTCGAATCACATCCTTAGCATCGGTGCAGTGAATACTAGAGTAGAGTAAAAATTCAAACATGGGATGAACGCCCCGTTCCGCGACTTACTTGCGTCTCAAAGCAAATTACACTCACCTTCGACTTTGCTTCTAAGATATCTAATTAGAAATCTTTTGGAGCCATAGTCCAGATTATCATCTTCGATAATCTCTGCTGCTCTTTCTTGCCACCTTTCACATGGCATATGCCAGTTATAAGGTTTGGTCAAGTGATCAGCGTGAGAAGCGAAAATTGTTAATCCGAGTAAGATAGTTTGCATTGGGATGAACGTA